ATTGTCGGCTTTGCGCTATAGATAACCCGTTTTCCGCTAATGATCCTCAGCTTTTCGCTATAGAATGAGCAAGCAAAGCTAATATTACAATTCTATCACTCTAAAACGCACCGTTGCAGCACTTTTTTCCATCCCATTTATAAAGAGCACTTAATTAAACGTGCTTTCCTTGAAATAAAAGTCAAACAAGTATATAATAGATTTTGGTTGAAAAGTTATTGATGGGGCATTAGCTCAGCTGGGAGAGTGCCTGCGTGGCACGCAGGAAGTCGTCGGTTCAAGCCCGACATGCTCCACTACGGAAGAGCGCTTATACACGAAGGTGTGTGGGCGTTTTTTTGTTTCCGCATTTTTAATTATAAAGTCCGTTTGACGCAAATGTGACGCAAATATTCATTGTAAATGCTACTAATACTTAAACGCTTAACTGTAAAGCTGGGTTAAAAAACTATTTAAGGTGCATTCGTCATAGAGCGTGCTGACTCACTTTTGAGCTAGCGAGTCTTGGGTGGGGTAAGTTGAACTTACGTCATCCCTGTTGATTCAATTAAATATGTCAAGGAACTTTTTCCTTCACCGCCTAATCGTTTTGTAATGCTGCGACTTTTCTTTGCTAATTATGTAATAGTGTTATATTAGATGGGGGGTAAACGGGATTTCATACAGAACATGGGAGGGATTGACTTGAAAAAGATTACACCTTTATTAATAGGGTTAGTGTTACTTTTGGTTGCATGTGGAAGTGGTGAGTTGGATAGTTTTGTTGAGGATTTTAACCAAAGCGCAAGAAAGTATGATGCAACAAAACTAAAAGAAAATGAGTTTGGAGAAGTAGAAACAGAAGACGGAGAAGATTGGAGAAACCTTTTCGAATCCAAGGAATACTTGATAAACCTTATGTATGATAAGAAAAACATAGCTGGATATTACATAAAAGTAGAATCTGACGAAACATCTATCGATAAGACTGGAAAGGGCTACAATGCCGTGCTGACTTTAGCTGACTCATTAGACTTAAATATTAGTGACTTAGAAAAAGGCATGCAAGCTGCGTTCGATGATAATTTTCATGACTATGAAGATGGCGATTATGAGGTAAGAATATCGGTAATCAACATTACATCTGCTTGGTTATCCATAATGATTGAGAAAAAGTAAAGTTATAACGATAATTCACATAGGTGTACAGACCTCATAAAAGGCTAGGTGAAGGGGGCTCAATTTGAGCCCCCCTCAATATTGAAGACACTACCAGCGTAACTTTGCGCCCGTTACAATCAATCCCCTTTATACTGCGTTGGGAAACTCCCTTTTTTAGGCCTTCGATTACTCCGATTACCTGTATATATTCCCGAATATAATGTTAGGGTTTATTAGGGGGGAGAGTTGCATTTATGCCATCATTTTCCATCGCCCAGGGTTGCAATAATGTTAGCAAATGCTAGCAAATACTAGCAACAAGGTTGCATAAAACCTTAACAAACCTCAGCATTTCTCAGTATAGTGTTGCATGGACATAATACATATAAGCCTTGCCATACATGAGTTTTAACCTAACATTTTCTAATATTAACTATGCAACCTTTTACATTCTCGTTCCGTTCGGGAATTGTTTAGCGTTGCATGAAAGTAATGCTTATAAACCCTTATTACATAAGCCTTTAAACTAGCAACCGTTATGCAACCTTAATCCTCCTGGTCCATAAAAGCGATCTGCAACTTTTCCCGATTGCATGGGGTTGTTTTGGAAAGGCTAGTATATTCTTGCATGGGGTTGTTTTGGGAAACTTAATATATTCTTGCATGGGGTTTGTATTGGAACATATTCGAAATTAGAATAAACAAGGGGGTGCTGACTTTTCAGCACCCCCTGCTACATGACCCCCCTTACCTATGACCTAGCAACTGGTGAGGTCATTTTCTTCAACTTATGACCTCCAGTTCATGGCGAGTCTTTGCAAATCTTCTCTTTGTTTTCTTGTCGACTCACTCGGTGTCGATTCAGCAGGAGTAAAGTGATTCGTAATCTGTGGGGCAAATGAATTACTGTTCCCTCCACTAGGAGCCTTCAAGTTCCTTAAAGCATCTGCAATCTGATTACCTGCACCTGTATAAGCCATTCTTGAAGTACCTAAAGCTTGCTCCGGAGTACCTGTCAGTATCATTTTATTAGGTATCGCTTCTAGCTCTTTATAAACCATACCTGCGTTGTCTCTTATACCTACCGCAATGCCTGCAGGGATCATTTTACCTACATCATCCCTCATCAAGCGTGACGGTGATTTTATTCTTAATGATTTCTTCATCGTGGTAGCTACACTGTTGGCAATGTCTCTAGCCGTAGACATCACTTGTCCTCTGCCGGCATTTAGCCCTGAATTAAGTCCTGACATAGCATTTGACCCTATGTTCCTAAACTGTCCAGGAGTGCTAGAAAACGGACTAACTAATGTCTTGGATAAAGTCCTCATCAAATTAGTCTGCTGATCTGCCCCCGCCCTTAATTGATTGAGCATATTACTCATAGATTTCTGGGCCATTTTTGGAAGCTTGTCTAAAGACTTACCGATGTTTTTAATCTCTCTATCATAATCTCTATTCAACATTTTCATGGCATTCATTTGTCTTTTTGCACTATCTGACAATGCCCTTAATGCATCACCCATAGACTTTTGGGTAACTGTCGGTAATTTAGATAGAGTCCTTTCGATTTGCTTAATAGCATCGTCATACCCTCTTGTGATGCCCTGGAAACTTCTTGATGAATGGGTTTCTACCGACCTAAACATATTTTCAATGGCTTGCATGACCTTAGCAGTACCTTGATTGATGCCTAGGGCTAAACCATCCGTTACATCGGTACCTATATCTTTATAAACTACTGAAGGGCTATGCGTATCAAATGCTTCTTTAGTTGCTTTCGTTGTGCTTTCTGCCATCTTTTTAGCTGCATCCCTCGGACCTACAGACCCTTCATCAATTCCACCAGCCAAACCATCGGTCAAGTCTTCACCGATTGATTTAAAGTCAGCTGATTCAATCTCTTGTTTTAACGTTGAAGAGCTGTCGTCTACAAAGTCAACCATTAAATCAACAGATTCATCGAGACCCCCACCTAAAGAAGTTTTAAAATCATCCGCTGCCTCTTTAGGGGCATCGTTCATCAACTCTTTAAAGCGTTTGAGTTCATCGTCTCCCATGTTAGTTACTTCTGCTAATTCAGCAGCAGATTCTGGACCCATCGTTTCTAACCACTGGATAAAGCCCTCATTTCCTTCTTCGCCGGCTCCTTCCATTAGTTCTGCAACATTATCCGCCCACTGTGCCGTCATTTCTTGGTTGTGTTCTAGGTTTTTAATCATATCCTCACCCGAAACACTCGATTCGTCATTCATGCGGTCAAATGCATTAGTGGCGTTGTCTACCAGTTCATCGTATTTATCTATCATTCCATCAAACGCTTCTCTTTGATGGTCCTCAAGTCTTTCATAATCGATAATTTGATTATTTATACCATTCTTATTAGCTTCGGTGATGTTTTCTAGCGCTGTCGTGATTTGCCCCTCTGTTACTCCGTATTGCTCCGCTAGCTCTGCATTAGTCTCTTTCAATGCTGCTTCTTTCTCATTTAATTCTTTAATTGCACCTTGGTGTTCTTCACCTTTTATAGTTCCATCTGCTAATTTCTGATTCCATTCTTCACGTAATTCATTTGTTTCAGCTAACTTTTCATCAACCTTGCTTTGTTCTGTCGATATTTCTAGTAGTCGTTCTTGCCCCGCTACCTCCGCCGCCATGTCTTTCATTAAACCGACTCTAGCTTCCAACTCTTCAGATGACATGCTCAGTGCATCGGCTTCTTCATCATAGGCAAGGTTTAATCCTTCAACCGAACCATTCAAAGTTTCAATTTGCGACTGCAATAAAGCTTTTTCAGCTGCAGACTTGTTTTCTTTACCGGCTAAATCCTCAATCTTTTCCGCCAGTCCCTGGTTAGCTTCGGCACTAGCATTAATCTCGGTAATGTTTCCTTCATGAGCTTCGGCGCTCGTGTTTAATTCATCGGTTAAAGCTGATGTCGATTCTTCAAGTTCTGCGTTCTTGTCGTTTAAGATATCAGCTTCTTCACTTGTCCTATTAAACCAACCAACTATCCCCATAACAGCACCTACTAAAGCACCGATTGCGAGAGTTACCCACCCGATAGGTCCTAGCATTACTTTAAGCGCTGTACCTAGCAGGCTGATCGCTCCACTAAACCCGACCGTAGCAATGGATGCGAAACTCATTCCACTTGCAAGCAACGTCTGTACTGTAACCGCTAAACCAACTACTTTGTTGTAAGCGACTAGAGCAATGCTTGCTACTTTAAGACGAGTCGCACTAAGCGTTTGTGCTATCGTGTTCTTTGATAGAGCTGCAGTAAATAGATCTTGGGTGGTTATCGCTATCCTGGTAACTGTTAGCGAATTTTGTAATGCGCCTGCTGTCATGCTAATTACTGTATGCATGGCATAAGCTGCCGCCATTCCAAGTAGCGCTGGTGTCAATGCTTCGACTACCGGCATGACTGTTTTAACCGCTGATGCAAAAGCTTCTACAAAAGGAATAGTGCTTTCGATCACCGATCCAATAGCTTGGAACGATGCGTTGACTATGTGTTTTAAGCTGTCTATGTTCTCAGCAATGTTATTACCCGTTACCGATTCTGATAACTTATCAAAGGAATTTAGTATATCAGCAAGACCTCTAGAAGCGGTATTCTTCAAGTTGGTTAAAGAAGTAGCTATACCTACACTGTTCTGTTTGGCAAGATCTGCCATGATGCCTGTACCTGTACCTACCTCAATTAGCTTGTCATTAAATTCATCCATAGTAATAGTACCGTCTTGCAAAGCCTGGTATAAATCATTTTTAGCGCTATCACCGGCAATGCCAAACTCCTTCGCAACCTCGGTCAAACCGACACTCATTGTTTCAGACAACGTATTCCAGGTACTCAAATACATCTGATCAGTCTGTAGAGCCTTAGTGTATTGTTGAACTCCACGTTTCGCTTGTGCAGCAGTAGCACCCGAACCCATCAATGCGTTGTTTAATGCTAATGCCGTATCAGTAGCTTGGTCCATATCGTTAAAGGATGCATACATTTCCTGTGCACTACCTGCTATATCATCCAGAGTTGTCGGAAGCCCTTCTATTCCATCAGATAACTTAGACATTGCTTGTTCAGACTCCTCGGCAGATACACCCAATGATTCCAGCACTTTAGGGAATGTATTAAGAGTATCAAATCTTGAAATTGCATCATCCATTGCATCTTTAAGGACAGTGAATGCAGTGGCTGCTATGGCTACTAGACCAATCGAAGCAGCGAACTCCCCTATACTAATGGAAGCCCGATCAGACTGATCTCCCATGCCTTCAGTTTCATCGGATGCTTGTTTGGCACTGGAAGCCGCTTCGCTTGCACTGTCAGTCAATCCATCTAAACCACTTGATGCACCCTGCACATTCGACGTTGCTTCTGAACTACTATCAGAAAGACTGTCAACAGAACCTTTCGCACCTTTGATTCCACCACTCGCTCTAGAACCGCTGTCACCTAAATCCTCTAAACTGTCAGATGCTCCCTTTACACTTGATGTGGCATCCGAACTGCTGTCAGATAAACTGTCGACCGATCCTTCTGCTCCCTTGATTCCACTACTCGCCCTTGAGCCACTATCACCCAGGGTATCTAAGCTATCACTAGCACCTCTTACGCTTGACGTAGCATCTGAACTACTATCTGCTACTCCATCAATAGAGCTGTCAGCGCCTTTTAAACCATCACTTGCTTTAGATCCACTGTCCCCTAATCCTTCAAGGCTTTCAGATGCTCCCCTTACACTCGATGTGGCATCGGAACTACTATCCGATAAACCATCTACAGAACTCTCTGCCCCTTTAACTCCGCTACTAGCTTTAGATCCGCTATCTCCTAATCCGTCAAGGCTATCTGCAGTACCTTTAACACTAGAAGATGCATCTGCGGAACTATCCGACAACCCATCAACCGATCCTTCAGCGCCCTTAACTCCACTGCTTGCTTTTGTTCCGCTATCACTCAAGTTATCTAAACTATCGGATGTGCCCTTTACACTGGATGAAGCTTCAGCAGAACTGTCTGAAAGTCCATCAACGGAGCCTTCTGCGCCTTTGATCCCACTGCTTGCCTTGGAACCGCTATCGCCTAGATCCTCTAAGCTGTCGCTAGCTCCTTTAACACTAGAGCCTGCCTTGGTACTGCTATCGCTTAGGCTGTCCATGCTACTTTCAGCTGACTTAACACCTTTGCCGGACCTATGCCCCGACTCTTCCAATCTATCTAACTCTCTTGATGCCGCTCTTACTGGCTTGCCATCAACTTCAATTGAAATTTTGATCGATCCATCTTGAGACAAATAATCACCCCTAAAAATTACTAGAAAATCTTTACTTGTTGCATTCCTTGCAGCGCACTTCTTTTAGACTCAATGGACCATCTTCTTTTTATCCTTTTTATTTAGATATTCCTCTTTCATAACTTCTGTCCTTTCTGACAGTTCTTCATTTGCTTCTTCAATCTGATTGCTGATGGCTTCCGATGCAACTACTAATGCTCGTTCTAATGCCATGATGTCAGGGTATTTCTTATATACCTTCTTGAAGGCGTTGTCCCCAAAGACGATGTCATATTGTGCTGCGACAAACTCTTTAAAGACATCAACTGCCACATCAGCTGTTCTGTCATCAATAATAGTTTCATTATCGGTATCTTCAAGGTTAATATCTTCCAGTCCGTCAGGGAAGTGTATGTGTTGTGCCTTCTCCTTCGCTTCTTTTAGCCTTTCTTGGGCTATTTTTTCTACGTTAAAGAAGGTCCTTAAATTTTCTAGCGAACTATCAAACCATAATTCGATCGACCCTATTCTTACTGGAAACCCTGTTTTATTCACATCTACTTTTATATCTTTTGTCATTTTAATAACCCCTTTACTTAATGTTATTCCTTGCTTACTTACTCGTACTTGCTCATTATATTGTCAAAAGGATCTCCATTAACTTCTGTATGAAATTCTGCCTTATGATCGTTCAGGGCTTTTAAATCGCTTTGATATGCCTTTTGTAAGTCATTCATGTTATTAGCTTTATATTCCTGTTCTAAATCATCAGACCCAACGGCACCTAACGATTTCATAGCATTTATATATGCCATTGCTTCGGGGGAATTAAACTTAACTAACTCCTTTGCTTTTGTGTACAGCTCATTTCTTAGATTCGCATGATTTTTCCCCTCATGCTGCTTAATTAAGTTATCCGTTTGCCTTTGATTCCGCATTTCTTTTAGAAGTTCCAACGTTGCCTGCTTATCGTCCATAGCCGAATACTCCGCATTATTAAATCCTTGGATCAATTCCGTTTCTCTCTGTTCAGTTAATTCATTGATTTTCGAACCATATTCATTTTCGATAGCCTTTATCGCATTGTTGGATTCCGTTTGCGTATTCGATTTATGTTGGTTTGAATATACTTCACTTTTATTAATCTTCTCCTGGTCTTGTTCCAAAGCCTTAATTTTATTGATCCGTTCCTGTCTTAATTGCTTAATCTTATTTAACCCCATTTAATTATTCCCCTTTATTTTCATAGTTTTTATTTTTTATGCTGATTCGATGAAATAGGACTCGTAACTTTTGACTTGTCCTCCCAGGTGTATTTCCACTTCGGGCAATTGCCTTTAATGAACGCATCACCCCTTCAAGCTTATTGCAATGATTTTAATGTTAATATTTGTGTTTTTCTGTAATATCTACAAACGCAACTTTCCCATCATGAACCTTTACGGTTAATTCACCATAATCGGGTAATTGATACGCTGCAGCATCACCTTGATTGACAACGATTACTGCGGGCGATTCTTCCTTTAGTGATATAGATGCTGTCATTCTTTGATAATCTATGGTAATCTTTTTTTCTTCCATTTAATCAACTCCTTTTCGCCTAATGACAATTCATGTTGTACTATTATTTGCTTTGCCCTAGCAGATGTAATCCCTAATTGAATACCTAGGTTCTTAAAGCTCATATCCTCTGCATCCCTCAAACGAATGCATCTTTTTTTCAAGGTTTCTGTTTCCAGTGGATCCACATAATTCTTTAGTAACTCTCTTTTATCCATGTTTTCAATGCTCTTGTCATACTCTTCAATCTCTTCCATTGAAGCTATTGGCTTTTTCTTTAATTCGGGTTTGCTTTTAACGTAATCAGTAACAATATTTTTAACTGTTTTCCTTATTTCCTCTCGGTCTCCATGATTTTCAAGATTACCATTCAGTATGTCTAGTTCTTGCTCTGACAATTTGCTTAATGCCCTCTTGTATACATCGGCACGTAAAGACCAGTACCGCTCTATACGTTCGTGTTCTGCTTGTAGATCAACTAAGTATGCAGCATATTCGGCGGGATCAATGCTTTCTACATAAATAACGCCTAGGTCGCTATCTACCGCACTTCTTGTGGGGTGTATTCCATCATAGGCCTCCTGTAATTCCCTTGCATGCTTTACTTTCAAGTCCTGTAGTCTCTTTTCGGCTATTTGATATTGCATATATTCAAACCTATTCACGGCTAAACAACCTGCTTTAAATCTTCTTCAAACTCTATAGATAGCTTTTGGTAATTATCTTCTAATATCTTTCTGATTCGTTCGCCACCAATGGCGAAAAACACCCCTATTTCTTCTAGCGTTTGACCAGTAGATCGGTGATCTAGTATCACACTCTCTTTCATCGATAACGAACTTGAATCGTAAATCATATCCTCTATCAAGACTTGTTTTTCTTCAATAGCTTCTAGTCTCATGTAAATTGATTCTTCTTGAAGCGGATTCTCGCCACCTAAACTTAGTAATCGACTGTATAACACTTGCTTTCTTTGCATTAAATCTTGGTAACCTTCAATGAGTTTTTTAACCTTATCCATGGCACACCTCCACATTTTTCAAGGTTCGTAAAACAAATAATAATTATTCGCTTTTTATTTTCCCTTTTGCACGCTTAATATATATCTGAACTGAGCTTTTCGAGATGTTTAGCTTATTAGCTATCTTTCCCATGCTTAGTAATTCCGTTTTATGCAATAAATAACACTCCTTCTCCCTCTTTGAAAGTCTATTCAGTATGCTAAATGCTTCTAGCTCCCTGTTCTTCGCTTCCTTAGTAGCTTGAAGGACTTTATTTAGCTTAAGTTCTTCAAATTCATGATTGAATTGCCTTCTCATTACCTCTACCTTTAATAGGTCTGTCGCTATTTCCATTGCTGTACTATCTGAACATCCTTCATTGCTTAGTTCCTCGATTGTTTTAGGTAGTGTTAGCACGTCGTTTCATCAACTCCTTGTCGATTCGTTCATCAACCTCTGCAAAATCATCATGATGTGGAAATATATCCATATCCATTTGTACACTATTTTGATATACTGAGCGCCTTTCAATACCGCGTATGCTCCCAGGCATGCGTCCAGTTTCCAACCACTTAACTGTGAATGTCATATCACTGATCATGCTGCTAACTTTCTTTCTATCTTCATTCTCGTAAATGTCCTCACGATCATAGGAGTTTTCCAACTTTCTTAACTGCTTTCTGCCCTCTTTATATTCTTTAATCAATAGATCAGCCCAGTTCGACACCTAGTTGCTCCTTTATGTTATAATAGAATCAACCTTGTAAGTTGTAGGACTCCACGTTTTTGTGGGGTCCTACTCTTGTCTTAAGCACCAAAACTAAATGTCTACTATGTCGATATGTTGTAATCATCTTAAAATCTCGCCTTGCGCCTGCGGTCTTCGCCCTGCAGCCTGATAGCTTCTGTATTATCCATCATTCGTGATGTTATTCTTGGTCCATTGTGGCCATACTTTTTTTCTAGCTCTATTTCCCCGTAGTTCGTTGTACATATCGTGGGCTGATTGAGTCGAGAATCGAGCACCTTATACAAAACATCAGAAGCCCAACTCTCATGACCTGATTCATTTACCTTGATATATTCTGACCCTATATCATCAAGAATTAGAAGATCTAGATTCTCAATCATTTTATAGATTTGTTCCTCCGTTGTTCTTGCCTCATTGCTATACGTATTCTTTATGTGATCCAATAGATCGGTAGATTTTACATATAATGCACTTAGGCCTTTTGCCCTGAATGCTTTTGCAGTTGCATAGGACAGGTGACTTTTCCCCAGTCCTGGGGAACCACTCAACACTAGTGACCTAGTAGTTCCATCTCTTTCAAAGTCTTCTACAAACCTAACTACTGCTTGCTTGGCTTTTGCTTGCGTTTCATGCTTGGGCTGGTATGAATTAACTGTTGCATCCTGCAAATCACCTGTTACCCGCTCAAAACTCATAACGAAGCGCCTGTATCCTTCTTCGTGGTTCTTCATTGCCTTCTCGACAAGGGTCTTATTCTCACTTTCTTGTTGCTGCTTAAAACACTCGTTACACATCCCCGTCACGCCACCTGGTGTATCGTATAAGTCATATACAGTGTCGTGATCATCACATGTCGCTTGTCCTACCACCTTGAACGCCCCTTTGAATCCGTTGTATTCCTCCATATTAAATCCCCCTTAAAATGAATCTACCTCTGGATCATACTTATCTTCTAACGATTGATAAGGTGCCCCTTCCTTTTGACCACGTTTCTTAAAATTACTGAACGGATCTGCTTCATCTGTAAACCTCTCTACATTGCCCGGCTTCATAAATTGTTCATAGGTCCACTTATACGTCCAATAATAATCTTCACTGTCGAGTATTGACTTGTAATTAGTAACGGCATTCATTAGTTCTTCTTTTGTGTATGTCTTTAGCCTGGCATTGGTTGCACTCTTTCGTGCAGCAGTTAATTCCCTATGTTTTATAATACCTTGCGAATTCCAATGATTGAAAAGCGTGTATATATAGTTAGTCTCTGAGTTAATCTCTGTGTTAGTCTCTGGTATAGTTGGTGCCATTCTGTCACTATCCATAGTGCCATTTTGACCCTCTCCATTGTGCCAATCTGTCACGTTGCATAGTGTCACTTTGTCACTATGGATAGAATGAATGGTTTCAAGCGTTTTGTAGTCTATTCTGTACCATTTTGTACGATCATAAGACTTTTTATTGTAGTCACCTATGACTAATAAATTTCTTTCTTCTAGCTTTTTAAAATTACGCTTTATTGTTCGACCACTCCAAAAGGGAAACTGTTTCTCCCATTCGTCAAACGTGTTGTAAGTCCAGTAGTACCCATCGTGATGGTTACGTCCTTTTTTTGTGTTCTGTTGTATCCAATAATGCACTTGTTGCAATATGATAGATTCATTCAACCCAATGGACGATGCCAATTGGGGAAGAATCAATATAGGGTGTTCATCTAGTAGTAATTTACTCATTGCTTCACCTCGATTCACTAGCGGTGGCTAATAAGCCTGCCGCCAATGAATTAACCATTTGCTGCTTCTGCTGTCGTTTCATGCTCTCCCCTAGTCCATGCCATGATCACGCTACGATTAAACAATATCTTTCCACGCACTTTGAAGTGTGGGATTTGTTCCTCCCTAACCATTGTGTAAATAGTCGCTCTAGATACCCCTAATAATTTTGATATTTCCAACGGTGTCATTGTGATTTTCTCCATTTTATACATCTCCCTTTCTTATACTGCCTGTGCTTTCTTATTTTTTACATGATTAATTGCTTCTTGGAGAACCGCAACAAATAACTCTTCCTTTTCTGTCTGATCATTTGCGTTTTCTTCTGCATATTCATAAGCCGAAATGAGCACACACTCCAACGATACTTCTTGTTTTTTTAATAACTTCATCCTTATCCCTCTCTCTCAGATTGAATATATTAAAAAGTTCTTATTCCTGCTATAGATGCAACTATCAACAATAAACAAATGAAATTAATTCCATAAAATAATAAGTAATCACTTATTGGAGCTTGTTCATCTTCGTCGTGAATGAAGTAAACGTTTATCTTTTGAAAGATGTTTGATATAATGTTCATATAAATAGCTTTCCTTTCAGCTCTTTAGGCGTTGGTGCGCTTAAAGGGCTACTTTATTTTGTTCACCTATAAGAACTGAACTTTTCTTTAAAGCGTCCAGCTCACTGCCTGTGAGTTCGCATGTTCCACAATATGCTTGTGCGTTAACACCAGTTATGTTGCTGAATGCCACTGGGTCTATGTTGTATATAGTGAGATCAGACAACTTAAAATTGAACCACCCCACCACTGTTCTCTTATAAGAAATTACATTCGTTTCTTTCCCCATGTATTACATCTCCCTTTTATTTTGAAATGAAATTATTTAATTTTGTTTGGTGCTTGCCGTATTCGTATATTTCCAAGACATTTACAGCGCTAACCAGTGCATATAACTCTTGTTTCAAGCCTTCATCTCCTGGAATGTCTTTAAGCATGCTTGCTGTTTCCCTGATCCTTTCTAGAAGATCGTTAATTGCGTGACCTAACATGTTTCCCACCCCCCGTTGCTCCTGTTAACACCAACATTACCACATATCGTTAACTATAGCAACGATTGTTAACAACTATCGTTAAATACGTTTCTTTTGCAACGTTTTAGTGTATCCTATACTCAGGAGGTGTTAGATCATGAGTGAAATAGGAAATTTTATTAAAAAGTTAAGACTTGAAGGTGGTATGAACATTACTGAAATGGCTGCTAAGACCGGCATATCAAGACCTTATTTATCACAAATCGAATCAGGAAAAAGAAGACCCTCTAATGACTTGCTATTTCAACTTTCAAAAACATCGGGAATTTCTTATTCAACATTGTTGCATGTAGCTGGCGATGATGAACAGTCAAGGGCGGTGTTGCAAGCTGAAATTAAGTACGATGAGTTAGTAGGTCACATAGAGCGGTTACAGAAGGATGATTCTCTAAGTTCCTTCGTAAGGGCTTTGAGAGAAGCTTTTAACTACTCCGTACATGAGGTTGCTGAAATTACTGACCTGCCTATATCAGTAATTAAAGCATTAGAATCAAGCAATCTTGAGGAATTAAATAAAGTTTTGACCGAGGAGGTTTTATACAAACTTTCGAAATGCTACGAAGAAGATTTATTTAATGTATTTTATGCACTATCAGAAAGAGCAGGCTTTGTTGAGCAACCTGGATTTAATCATATAGCCATGCTAAGAGATAGCTCCAACTTAATTGAGTCTTTACAAAGCACTAAAGAGACAGCGGCCAATCGAAATCGGGAAAAAATAAATCTAGATAAAATTTTATCGAGTGACAAAGAAACATATTTCAAGAAAATCCTGCTAACAAATGAAGATAAAAAAGTATTACATGACATAATTGAATTGTTAATCAGCTATAAATCAAGTAATTCTAATTAAACAGGGGGTGATACAGTGGCTACAATTAGAAAGAGAAGTGAAAACACTTATCAATTTACTGTTTCACTTGGACTTGGCGCTGACAAGAAGTACATGCGTAGATACAAAACGTATACGATCAAAGAAGAGATGACACCTAAACAACTTCAGTCTCACTTGGAACATGAAGCTTATAAATTTGAACAAGAAGTATTATCTAATGCTTATATTGAACCTGGCATCATGACGTTTGAACAGTTTTCTAATGAATGGCAATCTAAATGGTTAGAAAGAAACGTTAGTGATAGCACTATCGCTTTAAGACTTGGTTCGTTAAAGAATCACATCTTACCCGTTATCGGTCACATGCCAATGAGTAAAATAACAACACTGATGCTATTAGACATGTTGGAAAACTTAACACGAAAAGATGGACGAGAAGGTGATCTATCAGTTTCATCCAAACAAGAAGTTCATAAAGTGTTAGTGAGTATATTCAAGAGAGCGATCGACTGGAAGGTGTTATCGAATGATCCAATGGTCGGAATTCAGGCACCAACTGAATATAAGAAACGTGATAGAGAGCTTAATGTATATGATGAAATTGAAGTGCAGAAATTAATACGGGCAGCAGAAAAACAACTAGATCATTGGCGCATTTTTATTAATCTTGCTCTTGCTACTGGCATGCGTAGAGGTGAGTTGTTGGGGTTAGAATGGAAGCATATAGACTTAGATGATGGTTCTATTGATATTCAACAAATCATTGTAAGGTCTAGAAGTGGAAATGAAATTAAGAACCCTAAAAACAACAGTAAACGTTTGGTGAGCCTACCTACTTCACTTACAGAAGATCTAAAGGTGTACAAGCTGCAATGCAAAGAGGAAAGAATGAAGTTGCAGCATAAATGGACTGAAAAAGAACGTGAGTGGTTATTTTTCAATGAAAACGGCGAACACTTTCACCCTGGCACACCTACAAAGTGGTGGAGCAAGTTCATTGATCGTACTAATAAAGAGTTAATCACCAATGATGAAGAGCCACTAAAGAAAATAAGGTTGCATGACTTAAGGCACACTTCCGCCACATTGCTTATTGCTCAGAACGTTCACGCGAAAATTATCAGCGAGCGATTAGGACATAAAAAAATATCAACGACTATGGACATCTATGGACATGCCCTTCCAGTCGCTGATCGTGAAGCTAGTGAAAAATTAGATAGTATTTTTAGTGCGAAATAAACCTATAAACAATATAACATAATTAGACTCAATCCAAAAATGGACTGGGTCTTTTGATTTTGTGCCACCCTCAATAGTTCGGAGGGGTCAAATTGACCTCTACTGAACATACTAGACTGCCACTAGGTTTGGGGAAGGTGTGCGCAGATTGCGTACGGCTGTCTTTTAAATAGTCACTAATTAGCTACATGCCATCAAAGCCATTTTAAGGGGCATACAATCAAATTCACATCGCTTTAATATAAATACACTCAACCCTGCATTAAAACCAGAGACGGTTGTCGGATTCAATCAGTACGATAAGTTAATCGCCTTTTACGTCTGACGCAAATCTGACGCAAAAATTGACGCAAAACCATTTAAAAGTTTTACGATTCACAAAATCCACTATACTAAAAAACCAACAGAAGCTGTCATATCAGTGTTTAGTTGTGATCCTTTATAATCCTCAAACATATAGTTCCCTGCGTGGCACGCAGGAGGTCGTCGGTTCAAGCCCGACATGCTCCACTACGGAAGAACGCTTATACACGAAGGTGTGTGGGCGTTTTTTTTCATACACTATAAACACCATTAGGCACAAAAACATGTTCATATCGATTGTAGTACATATAAAAACATATAATTATATAGTATCTTTGAAGCTAATATAGTACACAATCTAATACTCATTCAGTAATTTTACTTTAGTAGTTGACTCCTTAAGCTCTATGTTCTCCGATTCTGCCAGGTCAAAGATGCTTATTAAAAATGTTTATAACTTTATACAAATATGGGGTTTTCCAGCTTCATAATTTTGCTTCACAAATACTTGACTCAATCATTTACTGATTATACAATATAGACTTGTGTATAAAATTGTATAGTAAATTGCACTTACTAATATGTCATGTAGCTTACTTGAAGTTATTTGAAAAATCCTAAATTAAAGCTGTAGCAATCCTGAGGAGGAAAAGTAATGAAGAATAAGGTTTCATT